TATGGAAACTAAAGTATCCCAAATTGAGGATTTTTCCGCCGGCGCGACAAGCGTCCCGGCCTTTGCCGCGTAGTCCTGTTGAACCGCCGGGCCGCGCGCCTCCGCGACCTTGACGCCACGCGAGGCCGCCACTTCCAATTCGTTGAGCGGTACGCCTTTAACCTGAAGCGCCGCCGTCTGCGCCGGAGATTCCATCGAAATTACCGGGATTTCGCCGTTGTATCCCTGGAGCTTCAGGAGCGCTGCGCGATGATTGCCGTCTCCGCCCACGATGAACTTGCCCGGATCGGCCGGGTCGGGCGTCACTCGTATATCAGTCACAACGCCCTTGCGGCCGCCGGGCGTCGTGTATTCCGCCCCGCCTGGTTTCAGTCCCTCGTTGAGGTTTTCTTGAGCCTGGAACATGCGCCCCTTCGAGAGATCGTCCCGGCCGAGCGTCAGGTCTTCGGCCTTGACCATCCGGGCGATGGGGATCGCGTCCGAGGCCTCGACCGGGGCGGTCTTCGATGGAAGCCCGAGGTCTTTGACTTTGACCTTCGCGCCGTCGAAGGCGTCTTTTCCGACTGCCATCTCCAGCGCGCCGGGGTTTGCATTGCCTGCCTGCGCTCCGAAAAAGGCCTCCAGTTCGCGAAGGTTGGCGTCGAGCTGGGCGTTGGCCTCCGACATCGGGATGTCGCTGATCGCTCGCGCCGTTGGTTCGCCCGCGACCAGCATCTTGTTGACAGGGGATAATGTCCGCTCCGGCAGGACTTCGGCCAGGGCGTCATGTTCGGCGTTCGTGAGAGTCTTAATCCGGTTGTAGTCTTCGATGGCGGATTGCCGTTCGGTCGGCGTGATTGGCCGCTTGGCTTCGCCCGGCTTTGTGACGGTTTCATTAAACCGCCGGTTAGCGTTGGCGATCATATCCGCGATTTCGCCGGGGTTGTCGGTTCCTAGTTTTTGAATCGCCGAATTGAGCGCTTCGGCCTCCTGTTGCCCTGTAGTCAATCCAGCGCGCTGACCTACCCCCGATAAGGACGGAGGCGTTTCGAGCGCGGAAAAGGGGTTTTCCGCCGCAGCGCGGGCCACTGTAGGAATAGCTGCCGGAGCCGTAGTTGGCGCCGGTTCTGAAATGGCCGGCGCTGATGGAACGATCTCCGGCGCTCTGGCCGATACCGGCTCGATAACCGGCTCGATCCTGCCGCCTCTCAAGCGGCGAATCAAAGGCGCGACGGCCTTACCGACAGGCAAGGGAATTGCGGCGAGCGCCACGGACGGAACCAGGTTTTCCGGCTGTCCGAGAGACTGGAGGCCGGCGACGGTTGCGACGGCCGGGACGCTGCCGCCCGTTGCGACTCCGGCGGCCACGGACGGAATCGCAGCGGTAACTAATTCCGATCCTCCGCGCGTGACCTTTCCGAAAAGTGACGGATCGAGGCCGGCGCGGCGCGCGAGTTCGGCCCTGGTTTCCTGGTCTACAACCTCGCTGGAATAAAGTTCTGGTATCTGGCCGATCCTCTCCTCACGCTGGCGAGTCAGTTCTTCAATCGGGCCGGCTTGCGCTTGCCGCTCCAGGATGAACGACTGCGGCGCGATTTGTGGATTCGCCGCCGCTGAAACGAATGGAGCGGCCCCACGCCCGACAACCTCGGCCAGTTGTTTAAGCGGCCCGAAGTCTCCACTGGCGGCCGCGCTGAAGGCCTCATTGAGAACACGACCGGCGTCCGACGCGCTCAGGATCGCCCGTTGCGCTCCGATCTTCAGGTTTTCGAGAAATCCCGGAGGTTCTTCCGGCGTGGGAGGCGGAGGCGTAGGGGGCGGCGGCGGCTGAAGAGGTCCAAGGGCGTCGAATGGATTCCCGGATTTCCGCTTCCTTACAGGCGCGACGGTTCCCGCCGTTCCCAGCTTGTCGAATGGATTCTGAGGCATTAGAACTTACCGCTTTCCTTTGCCAGTTTGAGCAACTGCAGATCGTTTAGGCCGCGCTGTCTCTGCTCCCTGACTATCGCAGCGAAGGCTGGATCGGAATCAACGCGCTGAAGGAATCGGTCATATTCCTGGAGGTTTCCACCGAGCCTTTCGACCGCGACTCTGCGGCCGACGTTCGTCGCCTTCAGAATCTCGGCCGCGCTCGGGGTTGCGCCTGAAGCCAGGGTCGGAGCCAGAGCCTCGCGTACGCTGAAATCGAAGACCTCTTGTACTTTCTTATTCGACGCCGGGTTGAGCTCCTGAAGGTCTTTTTGATTGAGAACTCCGATTCTTCCAATCTCCGCCTTTAACTGGCTCGCCCGCAGCGGTAGCAATTGAGCCTCGGCGCGAGTCTTCGCCGTCTCCGCCTCCGCCCTGGCCAGGTCGGCGCGAGCTTTCGCCGGGACCGTGGCGTTATAGACCTGCAGTAATTCAGGCGTCCACACTCGAAGGCCCGAAAGCGCCTCGGCTATCGGCTGGACTGCCTGGGCCGGGACTCCCAATTCTCCAAGCTTCGCCGCTCGGTTACCTATGAGCGTCAATTGCGCGTCGGCGCGCTTGGCTGTTTCCCTTGAGTTAATCCCTTCTTGCTGAAGCTGCTCCAGACCTAACTGTCGCTCCGCTGTGTAGGTGGCCTGCTCTCGCGCCTGTTGCTGCGCGCCCCGCCTGGAGATCGCGCCAGGGATTATGTCCGCTAAAAGGGCGTTCCGCTGGGCCTGCGCCTCTCTCGCCGGCCGCTCGCGTTCAGCCTTGAGCGCAGCGAGGAATTGCGGACCCTGTCCCTGGACTCCGGCGCCGAAACCTTGCAGCCCGAGCGCGATTTTCCCTAGTAAGCCGAGCGGCTTAGGCGGAGGCGGAGGCGTCCCGATTCCAAGTCCTTGAATCATGCTCAGGATATTGCCAATCTCTTCATTCATCGGCGGCAATGGCGCGAAGGTCGGGACGGAAGTCGTCGTTCCCATTGGAATCGTCCCGCCGGTGTCAATCGGAGCGGTCTCGCTCGGCGGTTGAAATAAGGCTTTCAGGGCGTCAAGCCCTACAGGGCCAGGGGTCGTGAAGGTCGGCCCCGTGGGCGCCGACGTAAACGGATTCTGGCCACTCCCTTGAAGTAGCGCGGCTAAGGCCTGTTGTACGTCAATTGAGTTATTTGCCATGTTTACACCCCTACGCCTACGGCTCCGAGGCCGGTTCCCACCCCAGAGGCCGCCTTGCCGAAATTACCGATGATTTCAGAGAGCTTTAGGACCTTATCGAGCGCGCTCCGTGACTGAGCTAACTGCGAATCGGCGTTTTGCTGGCCGAGTTCGAATCCCTGATTGGCCTGCCTGATTGACTCCAGGAGCTTCTGATAATCGAGGTTTAAGCCTCCCGTAGCGATGTCGCGCTGCGTCTGTTGTCCGGTCAGGTTTTGCAGTAAATCGCTTTGAGTGTTCGCGCCTCCGATTAAGCCCTGTAGCGCCGCCTGAAGTCCTTGCTGGCCCGTCTGGGTGAGGAATTGCCTCGTGGCTAATTCGCGTCCGGCCCCCTGGGCGAGCGCGTCCGACGTGACAAGGCCTTGCTGTTTGAGAAGTTCGGCAAGCGCGTTCGTGGCGATCGAGCTTGATTGAACTCGATTCCCGAAAAGGTTCGCAAGTTGCGCCGATTGATCCTGTTGAAACTGATCCCGAAGCCGAGCGAGTGAGGCGTCCGTGATCGCCTGGAGCGCGGCCTGCGTCTGCGGGTCGAGCTGCGCGAGCGCCGCTGGCGTGGACAGTTGCCCGGCGAGGCCTCGGATCTTTTCGATGTCCGAGAGCACGCCTTGCGGCCCGGTCAATTGATTGACGATGTTCTGTTGACCCTGCGAAGGCGGCAGGATCGCCGGGCGGTTCGTGTTGTCCCGCCACTGGCCCGCGTTGGGATCGCGGCCGTCGAGAGAGCGCGTCGCCGTATGCTCGTATCCTTCCGCGTCTATCCATTTAACTGTCGCGGCGTCTTGATAGGTGATCCGGCTGCCGGGCGTGACCGGAGCCGGTCCAAAGACCTGATCGGCTATTCGCCCGAGAAGATCGCCGCTCGCGCTTGCGCCCTTGCCATTGCCTACGGCGCTTTGAATCGCAAGCTGATACGGTGAAAGATTACTTACAGCCATTCTTCTTACCTCTGCGCGACCAGTAGCCTAGCAGGCAACCAATCGCAAAAAAGACGATAAAGCCGATTACGGCTATCAGGTCATGGGGATAAGGCATCACCTGATCCTTTCGATTGTAACCCCGGTTAGAGTGGCAGTGTTCGACACGGAAGCCGTGCCCCATTGCCAAGTCACGTCGAGAGTCTGATTCGCGGTGAAATTAATCGACGCAATGCTATTAGAGTGGACTATCGTTGGCGTGGTCACGCCGCCGCCCGTTACGCCCTCGAAACGGGCTCGCGCTGTCACCGAACCTGACCCTCCGATCGCTGTAACTCGAATAATAAAATCGAAATTCCAGACGCCGCTGGCGTTCGTCGGCGCGTTGAACAAACCCGAATCGGCTATCGTCGTCGAGCCGAATTTGGCTCGAATCTGCATTGTCGGCGTCCCGGTCGTGCCGATGGAGCCTTCGAGGTGGACACGATAATCCGTCCCCGCCGCGCTAATGCCAGCTTCGATTGTCCGCGTTGAGCCACTGGAAGCGGTTATGCCGGTGAAAAGGCTTGTTTCGGTCGTGGTGTTCGCTACCGCCGTCCCGCTCGCTGTATTGGTATAGAGCGCGGTGACAAGCGGAAACCGATCCGCGCTTAACGATTGGAGGACTGACCCGCTGGAAGCGCGCAGCGGATACCGCGCCGCGAGTTGTCCCGGCTCGGCGTTGCCAGTGCCCTTGCCGCCCGTTAGATCGAGAGGCGCGCCGGCTATATTCGTCCCGCTTCCACCAGTGCCACTTATGAGTCCAGCCGTTGGCGCGGCGTCTATTACCCCTTTCCCAAGATATAAAAATCCACTATTGTCTATGACTGTCTTAACTGCGCCATTTTGCAGCCACTGTTGAATAACTCCCGCGCCGAGCTGGTCCACGCGCAAGACCGGATTTGTTCCGTCCAAGAATTTAAGCAGCGTGTCTTTAGTCGTCGAAGCGCCGCTCAGCAAATTGACGAGCTGATTTAGTTCGTCGTCCATCTCCTGAGACTTGATGAGCGTACTCGGAACAAAATCAGTTATCCGAACAAGGACAGACATGCGCTACCTCAAGATACGGTTTGAAATCCTCTAAACGAACACCATACGGACTTTTGCAGTGGCGAGCTTACCGCGCTTACGACCACGTACACCCAATCGAGCGCCGTAAAGGTATGGTCTGCAATGTCCACTTCTACCCCTACTCCAAGAGTTCCGGAGTTGAAAGTAATAGAGCCGAGCGTTGTTTGCGCCTGGCTACCTTGGGGTTGTTTGCGAAATTCGAGAGTGAAGGAGCCGCTTGCCGATCCGGCCCCGAACTTCGCCGCGATGTGAGTGCAGGTAAAACCGGCGGATGGAATCCATGCGCCCTGTATATTGCTGAAGTCGGCGTCAGTGCCTCGCGCCGCCACATCGGCAATATTAAAACTCGCCGTCCACAGTGTCCGCTTGCCGTCAACGTAATCCTTATTCGCCGCGTCGGCGCCTGCCACGGGCGCGCCTGCCTGAATCTTAACGACGCCGGTCCCTTTCGGGATTAAGTCGATGCCGATGTTGGCGTCGCCTCCCGTGGCGCTCAGCTTCGGCCTTCCGGTCGTCGCGGCGTTCGTAAGGGTAAGCTCGTTGACTGCGGAAGCCGTGGCCACGAAAAGCAATTCCTCATTGTCGTTCGAGTCGTAGACGCCCGGCGTTCGGATCGAGCCGTCATTTCGGATTCGAGCCTTTTCGACTCCGGCCTGAAACCATTTCTGAATCGGCCCGACTCCGAGCTGGTTTACCTCAAGCGGCGGGTCGCCGGCGTCTGAGACCTTGAAGACGGCCTTGAGTCCCGAACTGTTCCCGGCCAACAGGTTGACCAGGGCGTTAAGCTCCGAGTTCATGTCGCCTGACAGGATCGGAGTCGCCGGAACAAAGGTTGTAAATCTTGCGATTGTGGCGGCCATCTATATTTCCGTTACCTTCAGCTCTGAAAGCATGCTGTAAATCAATAGAAAGTCTTTTATTGTGTAGCCTTCGCCGTTCTGAGAGTTGGAGACCTCGAAGGTTATGGATTGAGACCTCTGACCTGACGAATTAGTAAGGAGTTTGCGTACTATGTCTACAGGTCCTTCGACGGCCGTGTCCCATGAATCCACGTCCCAAATGGCCTGGTCCCAAAGGGCGCCGAGCGTCGAGGCGTTCAAGGTGAAGGCGTAGCTTCCGCCTTTCGTGATATTGCTATCGAGGAAATACTTAATCGAGACCTGCGCTGAGTTGGTCTCCAGGTCGAAGGCAAAGCCCCACTTGCGCCAGTGCTTGCGGATCAGCGGCAGATTTGCCACGTATGCTTTCGTCCTCAGGAGCTTTGAATACGCGACCCCGTTGTCGCTGAACGTTCCGCCCGAGGTCTTCGGCCTGTAGGTATAAATCTGATACGTTCCGCCAGCGTTCTTAGCGCCTATTACGTACATCCTCCCGGTTCCGCCGATGAAGGACGTGGCGGCGGTAAAGGCCGCAAGCCCGCTAAACCGCGTCCACCTGGCAGCGTCTATTCCGCGTTGAATATTCAGAAAATCTAGCACGTATACTTCGTCAATCTGCCTGGTAGAGATCGCGGCCGGGATCGAGAGCCAGTATTGATTGACGTTCGGCAGGAGCAGAGACGGAATCTCATCCGTTATTTTATTGATCTTCGCTATCTCTGCGACATTGCGCGAGTAAAGCGCGGTGCGGAAATCCTCCGTAACCTCGGAGAGTTTCAACGAGGCTAGACCTTGCTCGGATAGATAGATTACGTCGTCGAGGATCGGCTGGATCGAGTAGGGGCTTACGCATCCTATGGTTTGCGAATGGATCGCGACCTTAAGGTTGGTCTGATCGGTGATGGACTTATTCTGATCGATCTTAACTATTTTATAAATTCGCTTGGTTTTCTTGATATATAAGGCGTCCCGCGTGGCAAACAGGCCGCTGATCGTATCGCCGTCGTCAAGCTCAACGTCGAGAGTTATCGCATCTCCGGCGCCGACTCCCGTAGTCCAGTTTTCAGGATCGCCGAGCTTTGAGCCCCATAGTTGATTCGGCTCCGTGGCTGAAACTATCCATACGCGGTTTTCCCAGAGCGCAATGTATTTACCTTTAGGCGGACTGCCGCCTAGAGCGGCCGCGACGGCGCCCGTTGAGACCTTGACCGGGTTATCGCCGCTGGAGGCCTTATTAACGCCTATCGCTATATCCTTGTAGGTAATCCATTGCCAAAAAGTATTATTTGGTAGAGTTAAAGCTCCGGTCAGATTCGTGTCGCCGGTTCCGTTCGTCTCGACGATTCGGAGCTGGGCGGCCGTCGTGTAAAGGATTCCGATCTCTCCGGCGCCGGAAGTGAAGTAATAGAGCGACGTTATGCGATTGGCGAAGGTGGTGGAGAAAAGCTGCGTCAGTCCGTTTCGACAGGATAGATTATCACTGTCGTCGAATTCCATGTTGAGGATGTCTTGCGCGGCGTCGTCAGGTATTTCTGTGGCGGGAAAGCTGGTTACGATTCCACGTCCCCAGCCGGGAACGAGGAGCGGCGGTAAATCAAGAAGGTCTTTGTTCTCATCGGCCATTTACGCATTACCATCTGTCGTCGTAGTTGCCAGGGAGGCGCGGCCCTCGGCGCCTGCGGACGTTTACTATATCCACTTCCTTTAAAACGATCTTCTGCGATGGCTTCTGATGCTCGCGGTCAACAAGCCTCTCCAGATTCTTGTCGTACTGTCTCTGAATTAAAGCGGCGGCGGTATACTTACCGTCATTTATGAGCATAGCCACTTGAACGCGAAGCCTGACGCAAACCAGAAATGAATCCGGGACTTCGAGATTCGAGGCGGAGGCGGTATCCGTAGGGTCGAAGTAGTGTTCCTCTTCGATATTCTCGATATCGACAGGAACCGGAACGAGACGGATACGGACCAGGTTGTTAGCGCCGGATTGAAGGACTCCGTCTTCGACCCAACATTGAGGCCGCCCGGTATCTTCTAGGCGCAGCCCAAGACGACTCAATTCCTGGACTGTTCGCATCGGAATCGGGACGCCGTCAACGGTAAACCGGAGCTGTACGATCTGGCTGGCCTTCGCGGGTAGGTTGTAGGTCGGAGTTGTGGCGGCCGTAGCGAAAGTCGAGCGGGCGCGAAACGGATTGAAGTTCGCCGCAAGGCCGATCTCCTGGAGCGCCTCATTGACGCGCTTTTCGATCTTCGTGACGAATCCCGTGTCGTCCGTTGACTCTTCCGCTTCAGTGATTAGCGATAAGGCTATCGCGTTGACCGTGGCCATTACATTGCCCGTCTTTTTGCCGCTCGGCGCTTTCCGGCCTGCGCGAGGGCCGTCATTTTCTTTTGCCCGTTGATGCGAAAATGTGTTATTGTCTTGTACATGAGTAGTAGAAACTTTCGGCTATATAGAACATTCCTGAAATCCGCATGCGAACGTTGTAATTCAGTAAAACACTTAGTCGTACATCATAAAGATGAAGATCACGCAAATAATAACCCTAACAACCTGGAAACTCTTTGTAAGCGTTGCCATCAGCTTCACCATGATTGTGCGAAAACCCTGCCGGCTGTACCGGTGAATAAAGGAAAACGCTTCATGAGTCCTTCCGTATGCTGGTGGTGTCAGCAAGAGTTTTATCATCATCCCGGCTATCAAGAGCAGCGATATTGTAGTAAGTCATGCTCCAATAGGGGGCGACGTGTTTTTCCCGCCTTCTGGGTCTCATGATTACATGGCTCGTTTTCTGGTCGCTCTCCGTCTTCCAGCGGCTGCAAGTTGCTGGAATTTTTGCTTTCCGTACTTTTCACGTCCAGCCGCCGCCGCGACCGCCGCCGGGTTTTTCGCCCCGCTCCGCTTCGCCGCCGCCGCCACTTTAGCGAAACGGCCGCCGCCGCCGAGCTTCATGGATTTCTTGGCCATACTGCTACCTCGCGCCTTTCAGGAAGTCTCCCTTGACGCTGTTGCCTACCGACCATTGTCTTTTGTGCATTTCCGCCGCCGTGATGATGTGACTATCGTCCGGCCGAACGACGTGGGCCGTGGCCTTGTGATAGTCCCGCATCTGGATCAGCCTTTCGCCAAATGTTTTACCGTCCGACATCGGCTGATCCACGGGCGCCTCGCTCCAGCCCGCGCACCCGGCTTCGATCGCCGCATCGAAAGGGCAATTGCGAACATCGCACATGGAAGGAGTCAGTTCGACGTAGCGTCTCAGGGTATTGAAGACGTCGATCTTGACCTCCTGATGGACCATGAGCCGGTTGTCTTCAGGGATGGCTTGTTCTTTGATTCGCGCCTCGGCCTCGGCTAACTTGCGGGCGTATTCCATTTCCGCAAGGTCTTCGGTGTCGAGGCCGGTCTTCACGTCCACGGCGCTGGACTTCTCGGCGCGCCGCGCCGCGTTTGAGGCCTTCTGTTTTGCGATAGATTCGAGGCTCCGCTTTCGTTTCGGCGGAGCCTCGGTGTCCTCAGCTTTCGGAAAAGTAAGAGTGTCCGACATTCAGTCTCCTTAGTAGCTCTTCCCGCCTCTGCCTTTGGCTGTTCCCATGGCCTTGCCTCGGCCCGTAGGCCTGCCGCCGACCCCCATGGTCTCGGCCGTCGTTCCATGACTTTGGGAGCCGCGAACGAAGCCCTTGGGGCCATTACTCTTCGAGGCCTGCGGGACTTTGGAGTTAGTCTGAAAAGCCTTTCCTCCGTAGTCGGCCTTTTTCATCTTTTTCATTGCTGGCATGTTTATCCTCCAACTATCTCAAAAGAACATAGGACTTATTGGCCACCGGAGTTCCGGTAGCGGACATCGCGATGGCGGTTTTGCCCACGGCCTGAGCCGACGTGACCGTGGTCAGGTCGGTTAGGCCGCCTGCCGCCGCCGTGCCTTGCGCCGTTCCCGCCGTAGTGGAGGCGGTTAAGGCTATGGCCAGGCCATAAGTGGTGATCCAGAAAAACTGACCAGCCGTGACCGTCACGGCCACGCAGTCCGAAACGCCCTCAAAGCTTCCAGCGCCCGCCGTCACGATTACCGTCGCGTGACGCTCCGCTGCCGTGGCGAATGTCACGTCGGCCTTGACCGCGCTATTGACGGGTATGCTTCCATTGGCGCGACAGTATTTCACCTTGTTGCCCGAAAACGCTCCGCCTCGTGGATCTTCCTGCTCGTATCCGACTGGATACTGCGCGGTCGCGTCAACTCTCGTTACGTCAATTCCTGATTGCGGCATGATTCCTCCTTATGCAGTCTTGAAGTTGATGCGGCCCTGACGGCGCCGGTTATTCATGATCATGTTTCCGTGCATGATCATTTGGATCGTGTCGGCCATCTGATTGAACGGCCTGATCGGATCGCTCATGACGAAATCGAAGTTTTCCATCATGACAAATTTCAGATAACGAAGGTTGAGCGCGAGAAATCCGTGGCCGGTTGTGGCGCCTGACGCCCCGAGCGTGTTCGGGAAGATCAAATCATCGAAGACCATCACGCCGCCTTTGAAGATATAGTTTTGGAATCCGCTCCGAACCATGTCATCGTCGAAGGCCTCGCGGATATATCGCTCATTCGTGATAAGCGTCTTTTCCCAGACCTCATGAACTTCGCGCGACGTGATGTACATCGTCGGCCATTCGTTCTGACTGGAGCATTGATTCGCAAGCCGCCGCATTGCTTGAACTCCCGCAAGCTCGTCGGCCGCGACGCCTGAGAGAATCGAGTTCGCCGGCGAGGCCACGGTCTGATTGCGCCAGTTCGTAAAGACGTTTGAGTCAATATTGCCGTAGACGCTATTCGTTCCGGCAAAATCGAGTCCGATCTGTAAACCGGTCAGGTCCGCGCCGGCGTCGCCCGTTCCATCGAGGAAGAGCTGGCGGTTGACTTCGATACGCATTGAAAGCGCGAGTCGGTTAATGATGGCGTCCCACAAATCCACGGGCGCTGTGGCGGAGTTCGAATTCTTGCCCTGTTCGAGAAGGGAAAGACCTTCCGTTCCGGCGATGATCTTCCAAAGGTAGGAAGCGATATTCGGATCGGATTGAAGCGTTGTATTCAGCGTTTCAAATTCCGAATAGCCCCTAACAGTGGTGTTTGTGCTCAGGATCGTCGGCTCGCCGATCTGCGTTCCGCCCGGTCGAGTCTCGACGCCGTCCATCATGGCCATTTTCCAAAGTAGGGAAATCGCCCCGACGATGCTCTCCGTGACTCTCGGCGCGTACAGCGGCAAAGTCGTCGCCACTACGCGATTAAAAGAGGTATCTAAAGCCATGTAATCTCCTTATGGCAGATTGCCGAGCGCCTGTTGGTGAGCGACCCAAGCGGCGAGTTTCTTGAAGTTCCGCGCCACCTCGGGCGGCGGAGTCGGCGGGCCGTTCGCGCGTCCGCCTGGAGTTGATTGATAGCGGGCGGCCTGCGCCGCCTTTGCCTGCTGTTGCGCAGGAGTGAGCATTACTGTTTTGGCCTCCGGGGCGGCCACAGGCTCCGCCCCTTTGGCCGTAGCAGGAAGGTTGCTCAGTCCCTCCTGTATCTGCGAGACGAGCTTATATGTCGCCTCAAATGAGATATTGGGATTTCCGTTGACCAGGGTCTCGGTGAGCGCGGCCTTGCGCTCGAAGTCTGGATCCTTGCCGTACTTGGCCGCGACGGAGGCTATTTCGCCGTATCGTTGAGCGCCTTGAATCTGCGGCAGGTGTCCGCGCATCTGCGCCTCGACTTCAGCCTTGGCGGTCTGGAGCGCATCAGCCCTTAGTTGTTTGATGAATTGCGCCCGCTGCGCGTCGTCGTAAAGGTCGAGGCCCGAGTAATCCGGCTCGGGAGCCTGCGCGGCCTGGAGTCCGAGAACTTCACCGAGCGGCCGACCGGAAGCCGCCGCCATAACCATTGCCGTCATGATCTGGCTTTGCTGGTCGAGTTGCGCCTGAAGTCTTGCGACCGGATCGCTTTCCGGCGCCGAGAGCGCAACCCCGGACGCCGGACGCGGAGGCTCTGTCGGAGTCGTGGGAGTTTCCGGCGGAGCCTCGGTCTGGATCGGCTTAAACCTGATCCTGTTCGATTTGCCGTCAAGCTCCATCTCGACCTTTGTTGGATCTACTCCGGGATAAAGCCTTTCAAATGGAGTCGGCGGCGGAGTCGGCTCGGAGAGTAAAGCAGGGGTAGGCGCGGATTCTGGGTTTCCGCCGGGAGCTGCCGGAGACGGAGCCGGAGACGAGCCGACGAGGTCTAGCCCAAGGCCTCCCGGCTTGATTGAAAACTTTTGAACTCCTACTCCGGCTCCTACCGGAGCTTGATAAGTCTGCGGCATAAGATCGTCTCCTTATTAAGGTTAAGTCCAATATTAGACTTAAGTCAATCTAAGTGTCGAAATATCGACACTATTTAATTGGCCTGGTCCTTTCGTCGTTACTTGAAAGCAAGGGAGTGTCGGACAAGGGTTTACTGGCCTCGGGCCGGAGTTTTCCATCGCTGTCGAGAAGATCACGCTTCGCCATCTCGGCCCGGAGAAAGTTCCGGCTGTCCTCCTCGAACTTCTTATCCCTTGCCTTGGCGGCTTGCTCCGCCATCTTTTTCATTCCTTCAGCGTCAATCCTATCTCCGACTCGCGTTTGTTTCTTTTCTTTCATAACCCTCGTTAGCTTAGATTCAGAAGTGAAATAGCCTTGATTTTCGATGTAATGCCCGGCCCATAAAGAGTCTGGCCTCATAACGGTCAGAGGCCAGACAAGGGGAGATCGCGCCCCGCACTTCGGGCAGGCTCTTTTTCCTTTGGGCGCTTCCTTCAGTAGAAGCTCGAAGCGCCCGCAGAATTTACAATCGAAGTCGTAGAGGGGCATAGATTAGTCCAGTGGCCGCAGGGGCTCGGTTGCTGGAGCCAAATACTTGCGCAGGCTCTCAATCGCCGTGTCGAGTTGATCGGCGGCGATGTCATCGATCCCCGTCGAATTTTCGTCTTTGTCCCTTAGTAACTGGACGGCTATGCTGGCGATTGGAAGCAGCATTGAGAGGATGAGTTTTAGTTTCATGGGTCTCCTTATCGTTTAAGTTAAGCGCCTCGATTCGAAGCGCCGAGAATTTGCTGTAGTAGATCCTGCACGCTTCCGCCCTCTCCGGGCTGAGCGACGCCTGGCTGAGACGGAAGTTGTCCGGGAGCCAACTGTCCGGCGAGCGCCGGCGGCAGACCCGCCCCAGCGCCTTCCGGGATTTGTTTAAGCTCGGGATGGACGACGAGCGCCGGCTTGAAGAATCTCCCGGCATCCTGGATGTCGGGAAACGATTTCAGAAGCCAGGCGAAAAGTTCCACCATGTCTATGGTGTTTGGCGCTCCTTGCTGCGCCATGACGGGCGCGGCCTGGACCGCCAGGGAAAACACGTTGCTTTTTTGCTGGCGCTCGATGTCGGGATTGCTTTTCGGCGCGGCGAAATACGACACCGTTACGTCGGTCTCGGCCTGAATATCTTCGGCGGAATATTGGCGCCATTGAGTCCCGAGCAGGCCGACAACTGAAATAACGTCATCTTCGACCCTGTTGGCCTTTAAATGCTGAAGCACTTGGCGCGCGAGTTCCGTGACCCCGTTCTCGACGTTCGAGACTTTATCGTCGGCCTTCAGGCGCACGATGTTGATCCGCGCCGAGACCTCGCCGGCCGTTGTCCGGTCTCCGAGCGGCTGACCCTGAAAGATCGCATCGGCGCCCGTCGTTCGCTGCGCGTCCTGTCCGATTGATTGCTCCAGGATCAAAATGTCTCGGTTTGATTGCGGATTCGCAATTGGGAATATGCCGTCCGGTCCCTGCATCGGAATTACGGAGCGAGTTGGAAGGTCTGCGAAATCCTCGATTGCTTCTTTGTTTACCTTGTTGGTGTCGAAGCCGTACATGTCCTTTTGTGATCGGACGTTCTGGACTTGTTGAGTACGGATTCGATTTGTCTGGAGCTGCGCGTCTTTCAGTTGTCGCGCAACGCCTATCGGATAAAGCAGTTTTTTAGCTCGAAGGAAGGGAATCATGACGAAAGGGAATCCGTCGAGATACGGATACCGCCACTCCTCAACGTCCAGTGGGCAGGGTAAGCCTTCGGGCATCGTGATTACCTGCCTGTATTTCCAATCCCACGTCTCCCAGACTGCGATCAATGACTCCTCCGGGACTCTCGGCCCCATCTCGCGGCCGAAGAATCCGCCGACGCGAGATTTCGCCTCCTCTCTAAATCCGGAGCGCATCGAAAGATTGTGGCTTGCGGCGCCGGAGCGGATCAGTTCGACCGCTCTCGGATTGAAGCGCTTATTTGCTACGAGATCATGAAACGGTATCCATGTGCGCTTAGCGGCCCAGTGCGCTGTTCGGAGCGTTCCGTCTCTGCCCGTCAGGTCATAAAGGAAATCGAAGGGATTTACCCATTCGACCGTACATGCGTCCTTTCGGACGTATTTCCGGTATTCGATGCTGCCCTGATCTTTGCGGCGGGCCTGATCCACTTCGACGTGATATGCGGTCTCGCCGACTCCATGGCCTATGGTGACAACGTCATCAATGATCAATTTGACTTGATCCGTCATGCTTCGTTCGCCCCATTCGTAATTTAGAAGCGAGGTATGGATCTCGGCCGCCACGGCGTCTCCGGGCCGGTTAGGCTTCGGCGCGACTCGAAATTCTATGTTGCCGTTGAGCAGGAAAGGCATATAGGCCGAGGCGATCGATTGGACGATGTTGTTCGTGTAGACGCTTGTGATCGTATCGCTATAGAGATCCCATCCATTTTTCCCGGTATCCTCATGCTGCCACTGGAGACCGTTAAACCAATTGATGTAGGCGTCCCAATGCCTATCACCGTTGTCGCTCTCGATCCTGGTATGAAGAGTCTTGAGGATACGCGACATCCAGATATGGGCGTCTTTCTCGGCGTCTCCGGTTTCGACGGGAGCGGGCGCGGTAGCGCGGTTGATTGTTATCTGGCTATTTCCTGCGGTGAATGTGCGCGGCCGGTATTTTCTAGGCATAGACACCCCACTTTTTAGACTTTAGCCAAATCAGATCGCCGAAGTTCGGCGTCGGGTTCAGACTCCAGCAAAAAACGATCCCGGTCCAATTGAAAGATGTGTCGAATTGGAACATCTCCGGCCCGCACTTCCTATAAAACATCACGCAAAACCAGTAAAAGCCGAAGCCTGCAAACCATGCTCCCTTTGTCTTACTGAAGTGGCGCGCAAACCTCGGCCCAATCGCATGCCTATAAAGACTTATCGTTTCTTCCATACTCCCCTTTTCTTCATGTCGCCGATTGAGCCGGCCGGCGGCCTTTCTTTCGATCTCCAATGTTGAATCCTCAGACTGACATTCGCCCCGATCATGGCGCACATCGCAAGATCGTCGGTGTAGCCGGGCTCCGCTCCAAGTTCTCCGTTTTCCAGTTCCACGAAATGCTCCAACTCGGTCAGTAGCGCCGGCGTGCGAAGCAGGATGTCTCCCTCCCTGATTCTGTAATCCAGGCCTGTGATAATGACGCCCTTGTTCGATCCTTCCGTCACGAATCCCGGCTGATCGTCGTAAGCCTTGCCGTAATTCTTCGTTCTGAAATACAGATTCTCGTATTTCATTTCCTTATGGAGTTTCAGGCATACGGCATAGCCTCCGCGCTCGTTTCTCTCCGGCGCGAGCAGGGCCGTACCGTACAGGAGCCCCAGGTAATAGAGCAGTTCAGCGAACTTGTCTGGCGTAATCACTTCGCTATAAGAGGCTACCTCTCGAAGGTAAGGCGGCTCCTCGTCGCAGGCCAGCAGGAGCATGGCCGAAGGGTCTCCGTTCTTGACTCCCTGAGCGGGATCGGCAGCGAGGACGTATTGAACGCCGCGCCGGGGTTCCTCGTAGATCCTCAGAGGCCCGTACTTGTCTGCCTTGAATTTGCTCTCCGGGTTGCCGTCTTCAGGATCATGCACGTAGGCGAATCGCCTAGGCTGGAGGCCTTCGTCTTCCACAAACCGGCGCATCAGTTCGATTGACGGCAGGTCGAAGCAATTACGGCCCGTGGCCTCGAAGCCTTGTTGCGGCGTCAATGGAAATTCCCTACGGAATACCGCCTTGTCTCCGTGGCACGGGCCGTCGATGTAGAGCCTGCGCCAATTCAATCGCGCCAACAGTTCACGCTCAAGCCATTTATCGCCCCATTTCTCATAGAGTTCGGGATGCCATTCGACGAGCTGTTGCCTGATAACTCTCGATTCGGCAAGCTCATTGCCCCACCTGGTCGGAACGCCGGAGGCCTCTTCGGCTTCGCAGAGTTCTAGGGTTGCGCCTTCGGGAAGCGGCGCGCGGTACTCCTCGGACGCGACAGCGGGGAAGAAAACAGGGCGAAATTCGTTTTTGCCCTTAACGGCGTCATCCCACATTTTCGCTATTTCGTTCAGGCCGTTCGGAGTGGTTTCGATGATAAGAATCGAACCGGGCAGGAGCGGTACGGCGTGCGCGAGGGAGCCAAGCAGGGTTTTGACGCTGACCTTCGGCTTCTGGTCGAGAAAGAAAGCCGCCTCTGAGATGTGAACGTATTGAAACGTGAAAGAGCGGCCGATGCTCACCTTTTTACAGGTGAAAAACATTATCTTGGAATCCTGACCCTTGCCCTTGCGCTCTCTCCGGTTGCCGCCCCTGGCCGTGGGATTGGCGAAGTGAATCAGATTATTGCGCTCGCTCTTAATACTTGGAGTCAAAAGCGGGTCAGCCTCCTCGATGGCTGCGCGCAGGCGGCTCGAAAAGTTCGTGACTGATTCCAGGTCTTGAGTGATTACGAGCGTGTTGCGGTTCGGACGTAGCGAGGTCAGCCAGTAGTAGAAAATCAAGATTACGGTCGAGACGCCGCCTTGCCGAATCTTGTCTATCAGGATTCTGACGGGCTTTCCGGAGGTCAATTCTTCGAGGATTATTTCGACCAATCGGAGCTGGATCTTGTTGAGAAGGAAGGGAACCGCGCGGCCATCTTTCGTGGTGATCGTGATGTTGACCGCACAGTAAACAGGGAAGTCCCAGTC